CTTCTCTACTATATCTCTAAATTCTACTACAGGGCAAGTGTCAAGCCAATCCATAAATGTTTTCTGTGCATCTCTACTCATTGTCATACTCCTCCCCTTCACTATAGGACTGATTGTTTAAATCCTCCTCTTGACCCTTCTTATAGAACGAAGCTTCTGTAGAAGGTGCATCTCCTGTATAGACAGTTCCTTGTTCTTCTTCTATTGTTTTTAACTGACGTATGTATTCAATCAATTCTGCATGGGTGTATCTCTCCATACCATCAGCACCTACTAATGCTTCGTAGATTTCTTCAAGGTCTTGGTTAGCTAGGTCATCTGGATTACCTCTCATCATGCCTTCCTCTTCTGTTCGGTTATATGTACAGAACCATTCTTTATCTTAACGTCTATTCTTTTTCCTAAGCTTAAATAGTGGCCAATTTTTTTGTTCATCTTAATCATATCCTGTTCAGTCTGTACAGCAATGACTTCATGTATTTTAGTTCTTTTCATAGTGTTCTCCTTTTCTACAATAATCCTTTCACAGTTATAAAACATTGTCAACCCCTTAGACAAAAAAAAAGAGTAGCCCAATTTAACCATGAACTACTCCTTCTATTCGTACCTGTTTTTACTAGGCACTACTTCCTATACAGCAACAGTCATAATAACATTGCTTGTATCTGTATTCCAATTACGGATTGACAAATTACCACAATTTATTTCCACTAGTCTATGTACAGGAATATTTCTATACCCTTTACTCTTTAAATCAAAAACAGTAATATTGACATTAGTAGCATCATTATAATCTTTTCCTCCCTTTAAATGTTTTTTTACACCAAGACGACAATTCATAGTACGGAACTCTCCATCTTTCTTGACAAATTTTGCAGTAAATATTTTACCCTGTATACAAGAAGGTAAAACTTCTGACAAATCTTCCTTTTTTATAATGAGATAATTACTCATCATCTTTTTCCTTCCAAGCATTAGGGTCATCTGGTCTGACTAAATCCTTGTAGTAGGCTCGTATAACATCTCCTTTACTTTCTCCGTACTCTACAGTTTGACTTTGATGCATTAGATTAGACTCTTCCACTACAGCATCATAAGCTCTATCAAGTTTGCTGATATCAGAATAGGTAAGATGCTCTACTCCACTATCTTGTATGTCTGATACAAGAGTTTTTACTCGGTTGACAAATTTTAACTGAGTATCTGTAATCATAGGCACTTCTAACTTTTTCTTTTTGGTCATATCTTCTTTCTCCTTTATTGTTAATTCGGTTTCTAACCAACTAATAAAAGTACTGTCTGACATAATATCCTCCTTGTCAAGTTAAAACATTTCCATTTGTGTATCATCATCATGCTGACAAACTTCTTGTATCTTCTGACATAGCATCTTCTGGTCAGATCGTTTTGCCAAATCAATACTATGTACACCAACTGACAAAACTACGTTGTCGTCTTCGTCAATAACTTTGACATAGTATTTCATTCGTTTTCACCCTGACAAATTTCTATTTTCTCTCCATGTGCTGTTATCTCTGCTAACCATACAGAAAATTCTGCATTAGCATAGGCTTCTGCTTCTAAAGTGTTGACAACTGCTTCTGGTGGCCAAGGAAAGGTTGGGCAATCACTTATCCTTGTTAGACTTCCTACGCAACCTACCAATAACAGACTTGACATCCCTACTACGAGAATTGACTTTTTCATACTCTTTAAGTAATTTATTTGATTCTTCAAGATTTTTACTCCTTTCGGCTTTTTTGCCACTATCTCTAATAAATAAAAACAGAAATCCATTCTTAATAATTCCTGTAATTATACCTGATAAAAAACTAAACATAATGTATTCCTTTAATGTAGTATTTTTTTGTCTTCTTTGTTTTCTTGATCATCATGCATATCGTATACCATTCTCTGCATAAGCACAGATAATATATGAGTGTAACCAAGTCTTACATCCATGAATAACTTATTACAGAGTTCAAAGCATAAATAAGATAGTATAGAAACTTGATCATGTGTTCCTAAACCTTCTTTATTATACGTATCAATTAAGTCTAATACATCTTGTTCAAAATCATTTTGTAAATCATCCATAGAACCATTATACAGTTGAGCAATATCCTGTCAAGTAAAAAGATTTGTTGACAGCCTGTTTTTCATTCATATAATAGTTAATATTATTAACTTAACAAGGATTACTTAATGAAAAAGCATGTTAACAAAAACCGTTCATTTGATAGACTATCATATATTATGTATGACAAAAAAGCTAAAAATGCTATGATAAACTATTTAAAAGAACATAACTATGAAGATATAGTAAGTATAGAAAATTATAATTTTGATGTGTCTGCAAAGAAAGAGGTTATTAACAGCTTTGACAAATCTAATATTAGTGAAGACAAAGAACATTTCTTTGAAGTTGAAATAAAAACACAATGGAAAGGTACATGGAATCCCTCATGGAAAGAAATAAGAATACCTGAAAGAAAACAAAGATTAATAAATATATGGAGAGAGAAATATCCTAACCACATTTTTAAATTTGTAGTATTTGATTATGATTTAAAAAACGCATGGTTTATAAATGCTGAAGATGTAGAGCAATCACCTATTGGTACTATACAGAACAGTAGGTTTACCAGTGCCCCTCATCTTACAGAGCCTTTCTTTCATATACCTTTAGACAAAGCAGAGCTTGTACAGATAATAGAGAGTAAAGATGGTTGACATCCAAGGATACATTGAAGCAATGGCTGTACCAGAAGGTGTCTCTCATAGGAGCAACTGCCCTGTATGTGGCCATAACAATTCTTTTTCTGTTAGTAACGAGCATAACGTACTGTTGTATAATTGTTTCTATGCTAGTTGTAACATTAGTGGAAAAGTGCAAGGCATGGTACACAGGTCTAGTCAGAGTAAAAAACAAGAGATAGGCTTTAGTTTAGAGACAGCAACGTGGGTTCCTGTAGAGAGGAGCCTACTGTCTATGGATTACATTCGTGATAATAATATATTCCATGCTTACCAGAATAGGTTCTGTAATATACAGTACGATGTTAAAGAAGATAGGTGTGTATTTTCTATATACAAAGAAAGCACTATTGTTGATGCTGTAGGTCGTAGCTTAAAAAATAGAAAGCCTAAGTGGAAACGATATGCCTCTTCTAAACTACCATTTATCACTAAGAACAAAAGTGATGTGGCTGTGATTGTAGAGGATTGTGCTTCTGCCTGTGCAGTAACGATAGCAGGACATGCAGGTGTTGCTCTCATGGGAACTAACCTTCTACAGGAACATATTCCAGAGATAGTAAACAACTTTAAGTTGGCTGTGGTAGCCCTTGACAAAGATGCTACAAAAAAATCTATTGACATTGCTAAGGAGTTGAGTGTACATATGCAGACGAACATTAAGTTTTTAGACAATGACATTAAAACTTGGTCAAAGGAGAAAATACTAACTGAGTTAACGTAGAACACTTTTTAGTGTAATGGGGTAGAAAATGACGATAGAGAAACAAATATTAGCACAATGTCTCAACAACACCTTTTATAAAAAGGCCAGTGATGTTGTAGGCAAAGACATGTTTGCCAACGGTGTAGGTACAGTGTTTGACACTATTTGCTTTGCACATGACAAATATGGTGAGGATTTGACAACGGATATGTTGTTACAATTACACAGGGATAGATTTCCTTCTATGCCTGACTCTTCTAGAGATTCTATAGAGCTTGTTATAAAAGATCTGACAAATCATGTACAGGATAACCCTGAGATGATGCAAGATCTTATTGTAAATTTCTGGAGAAGAGATAGGGCACAGAAGATTGGTTCTAAAGCTACTGACATTTGGCTAGGTAATGAAGGAGACTATGAGGGTTTACGAATACTTGTAGATCAGCTTGTTAACAAACAGCCAGAGGACAGCACAAACTACAGCCGAGTAGAGGATGATGTTGCTGACTATCTAGAGACCCATGAGAAAGGTTTTGAGTTCCACTTTGAGTTGCCTTCTCTACAGAGCAGAGTGGGAGGTGTGGGCAGGGGCAATCTTGGTATTATCTTTGCTAGGCCAGAAACAGGTAAGACAACATTCTGTTCTTACTTAGTAGCCGAATATCTAAAACAAGGATTTAAAGTTGCATACTTTGCAAATGAGGAACCGGGCCGTCTGGTCAAGGGCAGAGTTTTCTGTGCTTATTTAGGCAAGACTGTCAGTGAGTTAAAAGATAATATTGAGGTATACAATGAAGTATACAACAAAAAAATAAAAGATAATTTGTTTATGCTTGAAGGTAGAGAGATTTCAATTCGTGAAATAGATAAGTTTATAGAGATAAATAAGCCAGATATAGTTTTTGTAGATCAGCTAGATAAGGTTGCTGTAAATGGAACATACTCAAGGGTAGATGAAAAGTTAAGAGCATTATATGAAAGTTCAAGAGCTGTGGCAAAAAGACATGGCTGTATGGTTTGGGCTGTATCACAAGCATCTTATGATGCACATAATAGACAGGAGATAGATTTTAGTATGTTAGAGAATAGTAAGACAGGAAAGGCAGCCGAAGCAGACATCATAATAGGAATAGGTAAAAACTTTGGGGATGAGGAGGATTACATTCGTCATCTTTGTGTGTCTAAAAATAAGTTATCTGGTTGGCATGGTACTATTACTTGCCGAATAGATATACAGAAAGCTAGGTATCTACCATGAAAATAACTTGGTTGGACATAGAAACAACTTATAAAGTAAATGAGGATAAGAAAACAGATGCTGATCCTTATACAGGAAACATGATGGTGTCTGTTGGTTATACAGATGGACAGGAACATACGTATCTGTGCTTCTATCATAAAGAGCAAGACCCTACACCAAATGCTAGGGATACTCTACAGAGTGCTTTAGATGGTACAGATCTGTTAGTAGGACATAATATTAAGTTTGATTTGAAATGGTTACGATCTTGTGGCTTTATTTATACAGGTAAAGTTTATGACACTATGATAGCTGAGTACATTATACATGGTGGAGAGAAAGTGCCTTTATCCTTAGCTAAGTGTTGTGAACGATATGCACTGTCTCCTAAGAAATCTAGTTTAATAGAAGAATATATGAAAAAAAATGTGTCGTTTGAGAGCATACCTTGGGCTACAGTCAAAGAATATGGTGAAGCTGATGTACAGGTAACGAAAGAATTATATGATGCTCAGATAAGTAACATGCCTGATTCTCTTAAAGCTACAAATGAATTGATGAATGAGTTTTGTGATGTGCTGTGTGATGTAGAGAACAATGGCTTACAAATTAGTTATGAAAATTTATTAGAGATTAAGACTACCTATACAAAAGAAGTAAAAGATTTAGAGAAGTACTTAACCTTAGAAGTTAAGACTTTAATGGGAGACACTCCTGTTAACTTAGATAGCCCAGAGGACAGGTCAAAGATCATATTTTCAAGGGCTGTGTTGAATAAGAAACAGTGGGCTAGTCACTTTAACTTAGGCTATGAAGTGAGAGGTAATACTAGAAAGAAAAAACGATTGCCTACTATGAGTACACAAGCTTTTCAACAAGGTATAGTTAGGTTGACAAAACCTTTATTTAAAACTGTTATGCAAAGGTGCTCCTCTTGTAATGGTAGAGGATATAAACTTGCTTTAAAAAGAGATGGTACTGTAGGTAAACAAAAACGTATTTGCAAATCTTGTGATAAGAAGGGTGTTATATACAGGCCAACTAGAGAGTTTGCTGGATTAGGCATGAACCCTAGAGGCCCTATTGATCTTACGGTACATGGTTTTAAAACAGACAGACCTACCCTAGAAGGTTTAGTAGTTACATCAAGGCCAGAACAAAAGACTTTTATGGAAAGCTATATAAGATACAATGCAATTAAGACATACTTAAAAACTTTTATTGATGGTATAGAGAGAGGGCTAGATGATAGACGTAGGATACACCCTCATTATATGCAATGTGTTACCTCTACAGGAAGGTTATCATCAAGGAATCCTAACTTTCAGAACATGCCTAGAGGTGGAACTTTCCCTGTACGTAAAGTAGTAGTTAGTAGATGGGAAGGTGGACACATACTTGAAGGAGATTATGCCCAGCTAGAATTTAGAGTTGCCGGTTTTCTAGCTAAGGATGATAAGGTGTATGAAGATGTCAGAAATGACGTTGATGTACACTCGTTTACAGCTTCTGTACTGGGGGTATCTAGACAAGAAGCAAAGGCCGATACGTTTAAGCCTTTGTATGGAGGGTTTCTAGGTACACCAAAACAGATGCAGTACTACCGAGCATTTAAACAAAAGTACAAACAGATTGCAGAGTGGCATGAGACTTTACAGAATGATGCTATCTCTTTTAATCGTATTGTGCTTCCATCTGGTAGGTACTACAACTTTAAAAATGTATTTAGAATGAGGTACGGAGGAGTTTCTAATGCTACAGCAATTAAAAATTATCCTGTACAAGGGTTTGCTACTGCTGATCTTCTTCCTATTGCATTAATAAAATTAAAAAGGTTGTTGACAGATAGAAGAATGCAAAGTATTATCTGTAATACGGTTCACGATTCCATTGTAATAGACGTGCATCCAGACGAACAGGACTTAGCTGTAGAGACAATGAAAGAAGCAATGTTTTCTCTACCTGAAGAATGTAAGAAAAGATACAATGTAGATTATGATATGCCGATAGGAATCGAGATAAAAATAGGTAACAATTGGTTAGATATGAAGGAGATATATAAATCATGACCGAAGTAACCACGATGAACACTTCTCTGCCAGAGAACTTAGATAAGCTCTCTACAGAGGATATGATGAGACTAACTGGACAATTGGATCACACTGTCACTAAAGCATCTGTAAGTAGGTTGGCTATCAACCATGCTACTGAAGACTTTGATGGCAATGCTCTTCCAAGAGGCCATTTTAGTCTGACTACCCCCCCGGAAGGGCCTGTATATGGTGAGAAAGCTACTATGCGAGTATTTATGCGTACTTATTCCTATTTTGTTTGGGATAATGAAGCTGGTGCTTTCTCTTGCCAAACTGTACAGGCTCCTTCTTTCAGTAGTGACTTTTATGATACTGAAGGAGGCTTAAAGTGTGGTAAGTTAGACTATAAAACTATAGAAGCATTACCAAAAGATAGTCCAGAGTGGGCTGTACAGAAGAGTATTAAGTGCAGTCAGAATCTTTATGGATTAGTATCCTTTGAGAATGCTGTTAACAAAGATGGCAGTAAGGCTGTTGTTAAGGATGTTCCTTGTATATGGTATGCAAAAGGAGCAAACTTTTCACCGGTGGCAGACTGCTTAAAAAGTCTGAGTAGACAGAAGCAACCTATGTGGCTTATGGATCTTGGGCTAACCTCAGTGAAAAAGAAGAAAGGTGGAAACATCTACTTCCATGCAGAACTAACACCTCAGAAACCTGTAGCTTGGGCAGAAGAGGATGATGCTAGAATGAGGTCATTTATGGAGTACGTCAAAGGGTATAATGATAATGTAATGAAAACATATCATTCTGCTACTGATGATAAAATACAGTTTGACTCCGTAGTTAATGAATAACCTTATACTACATAAGGTACAGGGATTTCTAGATCGTGTTTCAAGAGAAGGGACCGATCTAGATCCCAAACTTATAGAAGAATTTACAGAGGCATGTACTAAGTCTGTAGTACGGCAGTTCTCTAATAACAGAGGTAAGTGGAGGCCTCGTATGTCCTCTTTAGGCAGGCCTTTGTGTCAGCAAAAGATGGAAAGAGATGGAGCAGAAAAGAACTTTGAGTATAACTCTTTAGTTCGTTTTATGTTTGGTGATCTTGTAGAGGCTATCAGCATACTAATAATGAAATCTGCAGGAATAGATATAGAAGCAGAACAAGAGCCTGTAAAATTACAGCTAGGTGAAAACTCTGTTTCTGGTACACTAGACGTTGAGATAGATGGCAAAGTGTGGGACATTAAATCTGCAAGCCCTTATGCTTTTGAGCAAAAGTTTGGAGATATGGGTGGTTATAAAAAGATAAAACAAGATGATGTCTTTGGTTATATATCACAGGGCTACCTGTACAGTAAGTCTAGAGATAAAGATTTTGGTGGATGGATAGTTATTAATAAAGCAAGTGGTGAGTGGGTGGTGTGTGAAGCTCCTGAGCTACAAGAAGAAGACAAGAAGGAAGCTCTTGCCCTAGCAGAAAAGAATTTAAAAGCTTTGTTAGGTGGAGAGAAGTTTAAAAGATGTTTTACTGATGTAGAAGAAACGTACAAAGATAAAGACAAGAATGTTAAGAAAACAGGGAACAGAGTTCTAGCAAGCATTTGTGGCTTTTGTGATTTTAAAAAAACCTGTTGGCCTAATGTTATTATGCATAAAAAAGTAGGATCTACTGCTCGTTTTCCAAAGTCTGTATGGTATAGCAAACTTAAAAAAAGGGAAGTATAATGCCTATCTATTTTCAGACGGATGTGAGTTTTTCAGATATTTATATGAATGATAATACGTGGTATGCTTATCCTGATTCTGAAGATAGAAAAGGAGGTTCTGACATAATAAGAGAATTAAGAAACAACTTTTCAGCCATACCTATAAGTGTATGTAAAAGTCACTATGAAGATGGTAGATGGAAAGATATAGACTATGATGAGAGAATAGCTTTGCTGTCCTCAGATCTACTTAAAGTACAAAGAGTTTTGAACAGAGGAGGTTTAGTTTGTTTCTACATGGCTGAATGGACAGAGCATCTTGAGAAGATGAAAAAAGATTGTCCTAAGATATTTGAGTTTGCTGTAGAGCAATCAGGGTCTTTGTTTGATGCCTACCCTCCAAAAGATATTAAATTAAGAAAGACAGAAGAGTGAACTGTTGGCACTGTGGTACAGAGGTGGTTTGGGGAGGGGATCACGATATGGAAGAAGAGGAAGAAGACTATTGTATGTCCACAAATTTATCTTGTCCTAAATGTAATTCGTTCTATATAGTTTACTTACCAAAAGATAAGAAAGAAAATAAATGAAAAGAGCCCATGGGTATAGATCTAATTTTGAATTGGATATAGCTAATCAGTTAGCAAAGAACAAAGTTCCTTTCTCCTATGAAAAGGAGGCATTTGCTTATGTGAGAAATAGTAAGTACACACCCGACTTCTATCTAAAAGAACAAGATTTTTATATAGAGGCAAAAGGTTTATTTACGTCACAGGATAGAGGAAAACATTTACTAATTAAAAAACAATATCCGGATCTAGACTTACGGTTCCTGTTTATGAATGCTAACAACAGGCTGTACAAAGGATCAAAGACTACCTACGGTGGGTGGTGTGAAAGACATGATATAGAGTGGTGTCAAGGGTTTATACCAAAGGAATGGTTAAAATGATAACAGGCAAAACTAAAAATAAGTTTGAAGGGTATAAAGATACACTACCAAAGAACTCACTTTGTATAATAATGCAAGATTCAGAGGAAGGTACGATAGATCTTATGTCCTACGATACTACAGATGAACAAGGAGTAACAACAGCTTATACAATACTGAGAGGATTTATGGCTATGTTAGAAACACAGACAGAGAGCATTATTACTCAAGGACAATCTGCAATATTTAAAGATGTAGAAATTATAAAACCAGAAGTAAAAGATAAGATGTACAATAAAAATAATATAACTGTTTTGGATTTTGATAATGGTAAGTAGTGATTCTAAGAGAGAGACCCATGAAGAATTTATGGCTAGGATGAGCAGAGATGCTAAGAGGGATGCAGAAATAAAAATGTTAAAAGGATCAAGAGCAACAGATACTCAGGTAGGAGGTAATCATTATAAAGATTTTAAGATTATGCCTATTGAATATATTTCAAAGAATAATCTTGACTTCCTTGAAGGAAACATTGTAAAATACGTTTCTCGGCATAGAAACAAAAATGGTGCTGAGGACATAAAAAAAATTATACACTATGCAAAATTAATATTAGAATTAGAATATGGAGAAGAATAGATGGCATCATTAATGGGAGGCAATTACTTACCAACAGAATATCAGGCATTTATACATATGTCTCGTTACTCTAGATGGCTAGAGACTGAAGGAAGAAGAGAGAATTGGGGAGAGACTGTAGACAGGCTTATAACTTTTTTCCGTAAGAATGTAGAAGGAGTTGATGAAAAGTCTTGGGAGGATGTAGAAGAGGCAATACTGTCATTGCAGGTTATGCCTAGTATGAGAGCACTTATGACTGCTGGTAAAGCTTTAGAGAGAGAAAATATTGCCGGTTATAACTGTTCGTATATACCGATAGACAGCCCAAGGGCCTTTGATGAAGTTCTGTATATACTTATGAATGGTACAGGAGTAGGGTTCTCTGTAGAGAGACAGTATGTTGATAAACTGCCTACTGTGCCAGACGTAGCATTTGAGCATACAGAAGATGTAGTATCTGTTGTAGATTCTAAAGAAGGTTGGGCTAAAGCTTTCAGAGACTTGATATCTTACCTGTACACAGGAAGAGTTCCTAAAATAAATGTATCAAAGATACGACCTGCAGGTGCAAGGCTTAAAACATTTGGTGGTAGAGCTAGTGGCCCACAGCCATTAGTAGACCTATTTGACTTTGCTGTAGAGAAATTTAAAGGGGCTAAAGGCAGAAAGCTTTCCTCTATGGAATGCCATGATATAGTTTGTAAGACAGGAGAGGTAGTAGTAGTTGGTGGTGTACGTAGATCAGCTCTTATTTCCCTATCAAACCTATCTGATCAGAGAATACGTGCTGCTAAATCGGGTGCTTGGTGGGAAACAAATCCAGAAAGAGCATTGGCTAATAACTCCGTTGCTTATACAGAAAAGCCTGATGCAGGTATCTTTATGAAAGAATGGTTATCTTTGTACGAGAGTAAATCAGGTGAGAGAGGTATGTTTAATAGGTCTTCTGCACAGGCAAAAGCTGCTGAGAATGGTAGGAGAGAATCTGATTGGGATTTTGGTACTAATCCTTGCTCAGAGATCATACTTAGGCCTAATCAATTCTGTAACTTAACAGAGATAGTAGTACGTGCTGGTGATACTATGGCTACTCTTATAAAGAAAATACAAATTGCTACGTTGTTGGGTACTATACAGTCTACCTTTACCAACTTTGGCTATATAAGAAAGAGATGGCAGGATAATACTGAAGAAGAGAGGTTACTCGGTGTATCTCTTACAGGCATTATGGACAGTACTCTAATGAATGGTAAAGAGAGTGGCCTAGAAGAACGACTACAAATTTTAAGAGGAGTTGCTGTAGAGACTAATAAATACTGGGCAGATAAGTTTGGTATAAACCAAAGCACAGCTATTACTTGTGTTAAACCTTCCGGTACTGTTAGTCAATTGGTAGACAGTGCTAGTGGTATACATGCAAGACACAACCCTTATTATATAAGAACAGTACGGGGAGATACTAAAGACCCTCTTACTGAATTTATGATTGCTTCTGGAATACCTAACGAACCAGACGTTATGAAACCAGAGCATACAACCGTGTTCTCATTTCCAATGAAAGCCCCTATAGGCTCTGTGTGTAGGAATGATATGACTGCTATTGAACAGCTAGAGTTATGGAAACTTTATGCAGATCATTGGTGTGAACACAAACCCTCTGTAACTATATCCGTTAAAGAGGAAGAGTGGGTACCTGTCGGTGCTTGGTGTTGGGAAAATTTCAACCATTTAAGTGGTGTTTCCTTTCTTCCTTTTTCCGACCACACGTATCAACAGGCACCTTATCAAGATATAGACAGAGCTACCTATACAAAGTTGGCAAAAAAAATGCCAGCTTCAATAGACTGGCAAAAGTTACAAGATTTTGAGAAGGAAGATAATACGAAGGGATCACAGGAGTTGGCTTGTACAGCCGGAGTGTGTGAATTGGTAGATATATAATGAAATGTGCTAGACCCATAATAGCCCCAGAGGATGCTGGGTTAATAAGAAAAGTTATATCTTACTACATTAAGTATGCATCTCCTCCTAATAAAGAGTTAGAGGAAAAACTTCTAAACTTATTTCACAGATTAGGCAGGCTAAATGACTAGCAGAGATCACAGTTTACTATTTAACTTCAACGTCAAGCTTACACAAGAAGGACACATTTCTGTAGACCATAGCCACATCAAGCCAGAAGAATTTAAAGACGTTATGGACAAGTGGAATAAAAACTATGAGAATACAGAAGTTTTTGTATCTTTGTTAGATTACTTGTCCACACACGTTTCTGATATAGAAAGAGATATTCGTAAGATTCTTAACTAAGAGTACTTAGGTTTACGAACACCACCACCCTTAGCATATTTCTTCATCTTACCTCCGTACATCATCTTCTTTTTCTTCTTCTTTTTCTTTGGCTGTACGTAGCCTCCCATGTTGAATCCTACTTGGCCTTCTCCAAAAAATTCAGGATCACCACCCCCATCCTCATAAGCACTTAGATCAGGCTCTGCCCTGTTAGGGCCAATAGGTTTTTCATACCTTGTATCTTTAGCTTGATCAAACAGCATTCTCCTACGGTCATAATTAGGTTGCATTAAAGGAACATTTTGTTTAACAGGTGAAGCATAAGCATCATTAGGTCTATTCATACCCATACCTCTTTGCCCATCAGTATTACTATACCCTCTAACTCCTGTGTATGGAGAGTTTTGATTAGGTGCTAAAGGAAGTGTTGCTTCAGGTTTAGGGTCTGAACGATTACGTTGCACTACTCTGTCAAATTCAGCTTCTCTAGCTGCATAATCCGGAACGTAAGGACTGTTTCCTTGCATCTGTGCTCTTGCTAAACTATAAGCTTCAGCTCTTACTTTACTTGAAGAAACTTTTTTCTTTCCTTGTTTTGTAGAAACATCTCCCCCCATTAACCAATAAGCCAGATCACGAATTGATCCATCTCCAATAGTTATTTTTTTAGGTTGGTTCTTTACAGAAGAAGGTCCTGTTCCTCTATGTTGTGCAGGTTTTCTTGCCATAGTCTATCTCCTAACTGGTCTTGTACCACCACCTCTGGCATACTTTTTAACCATGCCACCACCATACATCTTCGGAGGCTGATTTCCCTCTTCAAGAATTTGGGTAGGTTTACGTAAAGACTCCATATTCATTGCATCAGTTACAGGTGTTGGGGAAGATGTTGCCCCCCCTATATTGGACACCATACTTTTGTTGTCGTTGCTTTTGTTTTTTTCTTCATAAGGATTAGCCATCGTTGTTTTTAGCCTTTCCTACGTTAGCTCCTATAAAATTAATAATACCTAGTATCTTTTGTACTATTTTATCATCAGATTTATTAGGTGTGAGTGTAGCAATTATAGCTGCAGAACCCACTACACTTGTAGCTGCTGCTAACCATGCTTGCCAGTTACTCATTATATACGTCATCATGCTTACTTCTTCCATTATTTTACTCCTTTATAAGTTGTTGTTGGAAGTTACTTATTTTATGCTCTTACTTTGAGCCTCTTTAATTTAACATGCGTAAATCTCTCATTTGTTCTTCTGTAGGATTTGTTCTACTGCCTCTATAATCTTCAGCCTCTACTGCTTTTGTATATATAGTATCTCCTATATCAATTATCTGTGCAGATCTAGCCACTAAGTCTGGTAGCCAAGCATATGTTGCATGACCAATCATCTGGTGAGGTACTCTTCCTGTAATAAGCATTTCAGCTAAAGCTTCTTGGGCCCCTTTATTTTCTAATAGAGCTAAAGTTACACTATGTCTATTTCGTAATAAAGCAGCTACCATAGCTTCTGCACCAATGTACCTGTAAGATGTTCTTCCAGATTGGGCTGCATAGAATCTACTAATCCAAGAAGCTGGAGTAAATTTAGCCAAGCCTCCACTAGATGCAAGATTTATTCCACCTGATGTAGCTGTAGGATCTAATACTAACCCCATACTAGCAATTACTTTCATAGCTTTCATATTTATATACGGAGATAAGGCTTTTTCATTTTCTTCTAAAATTCTCATCATAGCTACATGGTCAGTAACTGTTTGTAAATTACTATCTTGTCTTCTAATTCTTCCAATCCCTATATTCACATTGTTTGCTTTAGAAATCTGAGATGTAGAAGCCCTTCTAATACCAGCTGCAATAATTTTTGACATAGCTGCATCAAATGCTTTTTCTGTCATTTTACCACCGGTTAAAGTTTTATAGTCTTTACCTATTGTTTTAGTTCCTCTAGGACCTATTGGTATTCTTATCTCTTCAGATACTTTTCCAAAAACTAAAAAGTCTTTTAATTTCTGTATTCTATCTGCTCCCGGAGCTGCTTCTATAAAATAGTCAAACAAGTTATCTACATTGCCTGCCCCACCAGTTATGTCCTGCACAGCTTTTTCTATTATACCTTGATGCCTTACAATAGTCTCTACATTAGTTAAGTTTTTCTGAGATTGTTTTATAGCTTGATCAGAATCTTTTAATTTTTTTGTTATTTGTTTATTTTTAAAATCAACTGCATCTAATTTTTTTCTTAACTGTAAAGCATTTGTTGAATTAAAAATATCAGAGTTCATATCGTCTAATACTTTAGCATCTGTAAATAACTGCCTTTGTGCTTTTAAACCTAGATATACAATATCTGCAGATTCGTCTCCTGCTCTAACACTATCTATAGCATCTATATAATGATCCCAATCTATAACAGTCTCACCTGTTTTTTTGCCAGTAAGTTCATCTATCAAAGCTACTCTTTTAAGCTCACTTCTAGGAATACCTGCTTGTTCTCCAGCTTTTGCTACATTATCTTGAAATTTTCCTACGTAGTAATCCATAAGGTTTGAAGAAAAAGTTTCTCTTCTAAGTTTTATTGTTCTTAATTCATCAGCATTGAAACCTGATGATCCCATCTCTGCTTTTGTAATCATTTCATCTGTTACAGGAATAAAGTTATCACTACCTTTCACACCATCCCAAACACCAAAAGTTTTGTTTACATTTTTCATAGCTCTATCAGGATCTTCTTGAAATGATTTCCATACGTAATCTAAAAACCCATCTTTAGTTCCTGATCCTTTTAAAGAGTTGGAATGTTTATACCCAGTCGGGTTATTTGCAGATACTTTTCCTTTTCCCGGAGAGTCAACTTTCATTACCCAATCAGTAAAATCGTTTTGATACAAAACTGCAACTGCATTGTCTGCATAAAAAGCTTTTGCTTCTTGGTATAATTTCCAATTGTTTTTATATTCTGTTTTTATAAAATTTTCACCGTCTGTTAACCGTTGATCAAGAATACTTTTTATAGAAACTAATTTTCTAACTTGATTAGTTGTTGCAGGATCAGAACTAATGTAACTATTACTACCTATCTTTGAATAAATCCTACTATTTATTCCTTGTACAAGATTATCAAAATCATCCATACGAAGCTGTAAACCAAACTCTCCTATGTCTATACCTAATTCATCTAAAATTGCAGGTAGTTTTTCTTTAACCTTTTCAAATTTTTGTAAACCTGAGTATGCTCCAAGGTCAGGAAAAATTTCTGTTTCAAAAAAGTTTTTAACTTCATCAGCATTTTTAAAAGTTAAACCGTCTATTTCTTTTCCTACAAGAGTAGAATAAAATTGACCCATTCTTTTATTTACTACAGGATCTATAATCCTATTTAATACAGCTCCTACGTCCGTGGCTGCTTCTCCTGTAAATAATTCAGAAGGACTTGCTTTTGTTTCTTCTACTAATTCTTTAAGAAGAGGGTAAGCATCTTCAGATATAGCATCATCAATCCCTTCAAATGCAGCATCATATTTTTTACTAGCAATTGATTTTATATCTTCCCAAGAATTAACATATAATGCACCACTACTCTCAGAAGCAGTAAATATATTTGCATCTTTAGAATGAGTAGCTTTCATTTCTTTTGCAATAATATCTCTACGTATTATGTACTTATCTCTAGATGCTTCTTTCTGTACTTTAGCTATATCTTCTATAGTTGCACCACCCATTTTTAACTCTAGTATCTCTAGGCTTGCGTAATTATCTACTAAAGCATCAAGCCTAGCCACATCTGTAGAATTATTTAATATTGCTGTTGCTAAAGCATGTGCTCCTACATTTTTTATTATTTTTATATTCTCTGCAGACTCTCCCATTACAGAATTTATTTGAGTTTTTGCTTCTTTCATAAAACTTTCTAATTCTTTTGAAACTAAATTTTTTGGATATACAGCATTTAATGAATCTAAAAGTTTATTTAAATTTGTAGCTGTTATAAATTTATCTTCTTGTAACTTTGCAGCCATTAAAAAATTATAATCTAATGTAAGGCCTGCTTCAGTCTGCTGTATTAAACCAGCCTCAGCCTGAGTCATAAGTTTTAATTCTAATGATTGCCCTAGTGATTGATTAAAGCTTTTCAAAACATTATCTAAATTTACTTCATCAGATAAATTAGGATCTATTTTAAATTGTTGAGAAAATTTACTGTCTTTTAAACTTTGTCCAACTTTTAATGGTTTACCATCTAAACCTTGTGTAGATAAAGATCTTACAATACCATCTAATTCTTGTTTAATTTTAGATGTATTTTTTAAAGATTGTATAGCTTTGTCTCTAAATTGAACAGGCATGTCTTGTAATGCTGTAAAAAATTTTAATCCACTTTTATATTGTTTTGATGTTATTTTTTTCTGTACTAATAGGTTTTGTAAAAAGCCACTATCTCCTGACTCTGATATTGCCTTAGCCATTTTATTGCCAAATTCCCAATGTGTACCTAATAAACTTAAACCATCATCAATAACATCTATACCTAGTAATCCTATGAATTGACCCGTTCTAATAGCAATGTTTAATACACTTGGAGTAGCAACAGCAAATCCTAAACCTAATCCCATTGGAGTAAAAAAACTATCATCTCCACTTATATCCTGACCCCACAATTGACCATACGTAAATGTGCCTTCTTGAAGTACTGTATCTCTAGCAAAAATACCCGGTCTTGCACCTGTTTTATATTTAGCATTTTTATAGAATAGATCTAATTTTTGTAAACCAGATAATTTTTTAGCATCTAATTCTCCCATAACTGTACGTTTAATATGACTATTAGCATCTACTTGAAACTGAGTTGCACTTATCTTATCTAACTCAGCATCAATTCTTTTTCGAGTAGGTGTTATATTATTCTTTTTTAAATCTGCTATAATTTTTGTTTCATAGTTTTTAAAAACTTGATCATTTACTTTTTTAAAATACCCTTTTGATTTTCCTATAAATCTAGTAGCCCTTAAAGCACCAAGAGTAAATGCAACATTTTCTCCTAATAAATGCACATACTTATCAAGGCCTTCAGCTTCAGGTTTATCTAACATGTATTTAACTTGTCTTGCCGTAAGCTTTCTTGACCATTTAAATTTTTTGTTTGAAGCTAATTGATCTTGATAATAACCTTCTTCATCTCCACCTGTACGAAGCCAATCAGTAAATTCTTTTTCTTTATTCATAGCATATGTTAAAAGATTAGTAGTTCCTTTATCAGAAAGAATACGAGGAATAGCTGTTATTCCTGTTACTACATCTCCAATTATAGGAGTACCATAAAGAGCTTCTATTACACTAAGGTCTTCCCCAGACGTGTTAGACATACTGCCTACTCCTTCTTCTGTATATCCGGGAATACGTTCCCACCATCTACCTCTAGCCCAAGGAGGTCTAGTCATTCCTGTTTTTTTAATTATATCAGTGTATAGAAAAGCTGCTCTTTGAGCTTCTGATTTTGTTACTCCATCTAAAACAATGTCTTCTCCTTTTTCTGGAGAAGTAAAACCTTCAGGCATACCTTCATCAGCACCCCCTGCTGATCCTACAAAATTTCTAAATACTACTCTCTTATATATAGGTTCACTCACTGTACTTTCTTTACCGGGCTTCCAAGGATGTTTTATTGTAACAGTTTTATAACGAATTTTTCCATCTGCATCTTTGAGAAAATTGTCTTCTACGTCATCTGGCATAAATATTTCATAGTCTCGTTTTCTAGTTAAAGATTCTACAAAACTTTCTGTAGTCTCTATCTCTTTATCTCTTTCCTGAATTTGTATTCGCATTTTTTCTTGTACTGCTGGTGCAGAAAACATAGCTGTACCTTGTTCTGGGTTACTTGCAGCATATTGTTGTGCTCTTTGTAAAGCTACATTAGGCTCACCATAAATATCTACTGGAGGAACGTACTTTTGATTTAATGAAGAGGTGATAGTACTAGACTCTACAGGTAATCCTTCTACAGCTCCTGTCATGTTGTACTGAGATTCATCTACCCATCTAAACCCTTCTGCAGGATTGCCTACAAGAATTTTTCCTTTCACAGCTGAATCATCCTTTGCTATTGGTTGATTATTTCCATCTGTTAATGTTTGTTCAGCCATTTTTAATCCTTTTTATTATACTGATCATGTGATATTAAATAATTTCTATAAGCTCTAGTAGTTTTATATGATTGTAAAACATTAGCTTTTACAGTGCCTGTATAATGCCTGTCTACAAGCATTTCATATTCTTCTTTAGATAATCTATCATCTACCTTTATATGATCAGTTAGATTTTTATTAAAATCTGTTCCTCTGCTGTAGCTTACTCTTTCTCCTTCTGTAATAATACCTTTCTCTATTAACAAAGTATTTAAAACAGGATCTCTTAAACCAGACATTTCTTCTTCTAATTCATTAGGTGAAATTTGAGATAGTTTTCCTTTTAGCATAGCACCTGCATATTGTGTACGTTCAGTTCCAACCTTTTTACCTACAGAAACACCTCCATACATAAATCTATCCATAGCATCAGCAGCATAAGCAGCATCTACAGACATACCTGAGTCTTTCCAAAATTGATTTTTAGTAACAATATCTTGAGCAAATGATCCTATAGTGTCTAATACAGATAATTGAACTCTTCCATTGGCAAACAAAGTGTCTCCTATAGCCTCTAACATATTTTCTACATCTTGGTCAGAAACAGTTCTACCTCCTGTGCCTCCTTGAATAGCTACAGCAAGCTGATAAGCTAACATATATTTAAAATATCTATGTCTAGCAGTTGTTGAAGCAGCACTTATAAGAGGGCTGTCGTTTGACTCAGCCTCAGCTTCTCCAGCATATTTTTCTAATTTACCAAGTATTTTAGCATCTTTTTTTAGTTCAAACTTGTCTCCTACAGTGTTAAAAAAACTTTTAGATTGTGCTACAAGGCCTGCTTCTCCTGATAGGCCAGCAAAAAATTGTATAGGTCCTGATAATACTTGCATAATTGGAGGAAAATAACCATTTTCATCTTCAAAAGTTTTTATATTATCTCTTATGTATCCAACAGTTCTTACAACACTTTCTCCTGCATCAGCACGTAATGTTAACTTTTCTAAATCTATGTTAAATGTAGCATTGATAAAACTTTTTGAATCAGTGTATACTGTTCTTCCAGCTTGAGAATATTGTTCCATTTTAACAGGTGCAGCTAACTTAAAAGCATAATAAATATCTGTTAAAGATAACTTTTGAGAATCAATTGCTACTTCATTGTACCCTGTTACACTTCTATTAAATATGTCTACCATTCTAGGGTCTACAACACGATTTTTAACAAAGGTAGACATTATAAGGCCATGAGTAACAGGTTCATTTGGTCTTAGTACATTAGCAAACCTGTCCTGTAAATACTCATTATCTTGTAAATCAGCAACAATTACCGGTTGTGTATGAAAACGAATAGAATTTACACCATAAGCTACAGTAATGTCACCTGCAGCACTTCTATTGCCTTTTATTGAATTAAGCTTTGGAATAAGTTTATTGTTAAATACATTTCGATTCATGTCTATCATAGTTTGAGTGTCAGGATCGTATATCTTACCTATTGTTTGGTTGTTGTATATAACAGTGCTTGCATTAATATTGTCGTTTCCATCTACACTAACTACAGCAACACTATTAGGAGGTTGGTTTTTCATATCTAAAGTTTCTACCATACCGGTGTTTACTATTTGTTCCCACGTATTTCCATAGTAATCATGGTTATAAAAATAAGCATTTTGATCACTATAGGGAAGTTGTGTCATTCTATTATTTTCTCCCCCTATTTCTTTTGTATTATCATCCATCCATTTACGCATATACCCATGCACTCGTGTGTCTACATTATTAGCTAGTACAGGATCTTCATCAATCGCAACCCTCATCCCAAGTTGATTTTGATAATATCTGTTATTTTTAGTAAGGTTTTCTCCTATTATAGCCATGTCATTTCGAAAAAGTTCTTTTTCAGTATAGTCTCCTGCCTTAGATAAAGGAAATAAATTAACTGGCCCATGACTACCCATAGCTTGAAAATATCTTGTATCATCAGGGGTTATATTTTTTTTATATCTTTCTAGATCCATTGCAGAAGTCTTTGCTCTTTCTTCTCTTTGTATCTCGTTGTACCCTTCAAAAGCACCTTTAGCAAAAGCCATAAACGGAGATATACCCATTATATCATTCCCTCCCCTTCAATCATCGGTTGTTGTTCAAGTTCCATAAGGTCTTCTTCTGGAGCCATAGATAAAAATCCTTCTTCAGGCATCATTTGTTCTTCTTCCATCGGAGGCATAGCTGCTTGCTGTTGTAGATGAGCATATGCTTCTGGATTACCTTCTTGCATACTAGCCATAACTGCATCGTCTGATAATCCTTGATCTTTATTTGGATCTTGATTAAACATAATAGCTGGAATATTTTCTTCGTCAGCCATCATCATAAAGTAAGCAGACAATGGTAATTTAATCATTTCTGCTACATCAGGATTCCATTGCCCATCACTAAATCCTGCAAAAGATATAGTGTTTATAATGCTTTCTATAGGCATACCTGCCATCATATGTTTTTGAAATTCTTGTTTTCCTTCAACATCATTTTCTATTTTACTTACAACAAAAGCCACAGCCTCATCAACGTCTGAAAATTCTGGAGGTCTTTCAAAAGCCCATTTACCCGGTTCGTCTGTTAAAGATTGTCCGGGAATAGGATGGTCAAAGGCATCTAAAGATTCAACAGAACCCTTTGGTGCAACACCTGATCCTTCTTTTTTTGGTTTTAGTAGCATATTTTTATCCTATTGCTGATGTTAATGTTGTTTTAATTGTGTTTTTGTCGGCTAAATTTATATTTTGTGGTCGGGATGAAACTGATCCTGCTCCGTATCCTAATTTTCGTAAAGTTTCAGCTGTAATTCCACCTGTTATAAGAGCTTGACTTATTCCTCCCGGAGCAAAAGCAGGTGTTTTTCCAGCACTTAAATTTGAAATACTGGCTGATATAGGTGCTCCTACATTTCCTTTAAAATCTTTGTGCTGAACTGTTTTTCTTGCACGAGGGTTTCCTCCTCCACCCTTTCCTCTTCCTTCCATTAGAAGATTAGCTGCTTGCCCAGCCCTTTTTGAGTCTATAAAACCAAAGTTATTTTTCTTTACTGTACTCCAATCAATATCTCCTCTTATCCATTTTCTTACATCTGATCCTAAATCAAAAGGTTTAGATGCTACATCTCCAATGCTTTTTATTCCCCTTTCAAGAAAACCTCCATATTTAGATTTAGAAGAAGAAGATTTAGGAGGAGGAGAAAAACTTCCATAAGCTGCTCTACTATTATTTACTCCCGGACCATACTTACCTGAAGGAGCCCTAGGAGCACCCGTAGGCCCAGTGTTATACAGACCAAACCCTCCCTTCATCCATTTAGCAGTACGTTGGGCACCAGCTGGATCATATAGACCATAAGCACTAGCTCCTATTCCATAAATTGCAGCTATTTTACCAATTGATCCTAAAGGATCTCTTTTCATTTTATTGATATCAAAACCACTTTGGATACCTCTCCATAAATCTGATAACTTACTCATATATTTTCTCCTAAATTAAATACCAAATATTTTAAACAAAACAGCTGAACCCATCTCTGAGTACAAATTGTCTTTAAATTCTTGTTCGTATTGCTCTCTTGAAAAATCATTCTGTTGAGAAGTTATAGCAAAAGCATGTGCTCTTGCAGCTGCTGATTCTCCTTTTTGTAAAACCCAAGATGCTTCATCTCTGTATCTTTGCCACATCTGATTTTGTGCTGTTGCACCTAGCCCTAATAGGTTTTGTGTGTTTACTCTGTTTGTTTCATTTACTAAAGAAGTATTTGCTGTATTTATGTTTCTTCTCCAATCAGCATTGCTTTGGTCTATTTGTACAGACATGTTTGCATTAAACTTTTGTCTAGAATCTTCCATCTGTGCTGCAAATCTTCCTGTAGCATTTCCTTGATCTGTGTTAAACTGTCTCATAGCTGCTACTCTAGTAGCATTAGCATTCTCTACTTGTGTACCTAGCTCTGAAAAGAACTCCATAACTTGATTGTTGGATTTAGCATTAAATTGTCTTTCAGCATTTTCAGCAGCTTGGTCGTTAAACAGTTTCTGTGTGTTTGATTGATGGGTAATTGTCTGTGCTGTCTGTTCATTTGTCAAGTTAGCTGCATCTATAGAAAGGAATGAACGAGCATTGTTTACGGCAGATTGTAATCTAGCATCAAGGTTTTGTTTGTCCATAGCAGCATACACTGTTGCATTTTGTAAAGCAGATTGTTGTTGATTATTTAAATTTTGTAAATCTACAGTGGCATATGTTTTAGCATCTTGAGCAGCTATCGGTATGGCTGATTCATATACAGCTTGTGTTATAGCAGCTGCAGCCATGGAAGAAGCACCAAGCCCCCTTTGTTGCATGATTGCATTTACTTTACGTACAGCAGGTGCAGCCCAAGGAGGTAATTCATCTCCTGTTTTTATAGCTTCAAACATAGACTCAAGCTGGCCTTTTACTGTTCCTAAAGTGGATACTTGCCCTTGTGCAGCTGTAGCCTGAGACCCGTCAGACACTGTTCCCTGTATAGCATTAGTGTATGCCATAGTAGAAGGATCACCTATTATAGACTGTGCAGATAAATTTCCCTGTGCTGCTGTTGCTGTAGGTGAATTTTGATCTACATAAGCAGAATAGTTTTCAGCTGATTGTTTAAAGTTAGTAGCAGCTGTTTGCCCCGGCACAGCTACGTCTAACCCTGTTGATGAAGCTTGTCCTGTTGATATAGTAGGTGCTGCTGCCTGTGTGGCTACAGAAACACCTTGCACATCTTCTCCAGTTTGCAAAGACATTTGTTGAGGAGTAAGTTTTTCTCCAGCTGTTAATCCTATTTTTTGATCAGGAGTAAAGCCACTTAAAGGTTTTACAATAGGTACATTGTTCTCATCCATTTCTGCAACTCCGGGAAAAGTACCAGCCCCTCCTGTAGTGGCAGCTATATCCTCTGTAGCAGCTCCTCCTTCTGCAAATCTTCTTATCGGTAAATTAGGTAATCTTGCCATTTTTTAAAACCACTTATTCATTATTGTTGATATTGCTGCTCCAGCTCCACTTGCTACAAGG